CGCGAGTTTTAAGATTTTGTTTAATGATTGAAAGTAAACAAAGCCTCGAGACTCCTCAGAATGCTGCCCCGGCGCCCGCTGATAGTGTAATCAGCCTGGCCCGAGCCGACAAGGAAACCACCCCCCCTCACTTGTGTATTACACTTATGCAAGGTGAGCGTTCGCTGGTAGAGATCGTAATCTCCCACGTACGTAGTTTCTGCTCCAATCTGGACAGAATTGATTGTCTACGTATGTGCTTAGAAAGGGACTGTTACATTTCAGTCTTTGAAGATAAATTAGCTTCAAAGGTAACAGCCGCCTCCTGCGAGAGTGCCTTCGTTCGTTCCTGTGAAATAATCAACAGGTTAATCGAAGGTTTGCCATTGATGGGTCTTAATGGTCAACTCCTCTTCATGCCACTCTTTGCACGGATGGTAATCCTGTGCTTAGATGACAGAGCGGAAGAGTATCTCAAATGGAAGACCACATCCCTATTCTGCTTTCTGATGGATCAGGAAAGCCCAAATAGGCCGGTGTGGGCACTCGAAAGTGACATAGCGCATGTGCTTTTTGGTGGTGCAGCTTATCGATGGATCAACCGTCTCAAACGTAAACGTGATGAGAATTTTGACGAATATGTCAAGGTACTAAGTACAAGCATGTCTTCTCTTTTTATCAAGAAGGCCATGCCTGAAGTTAGTGATGACTTTGTCGCCAAAGAAGTTGATGAGTGGATAAGTTACATGACCACAGAGCATCCTCCAGAACCTATGACTGTTCCAGATGTGCTTACTGATTTTGATTGTCCGAAGACAGTGAAGTCGGTGGGTATAGATGATATAGTACGTGAGGTGAAGAGGACGTGTAGGGAAGTGTTCAATGGAAAGAACGCACCTGGCACAGCTACGTTCCACTGGCCCTCTGAGTCCAGCCATTCTGGCTGTAAGAGGGCTTCTGGTGGAGCACGAGCGCACATTCAATTTCTCATTGAAACTGGGAGGATCAGTGCTAAAGATTCCCAAGACTATTTTGATGGTCTTCTAGGAATGGCACTGGATGAACCCAACATTGTCACACCTATTGGTCTAAAGGAACCGTTTAAGTGTCGTATAATTAGTACAGGACCTCCTTGTAGATATGCCGTTGGCAAGTATCTACAGAAGGCGATGCACGATGTTTTACGACGCCACAAGACCTTTAGATTGTTAGGTGAGACAGTGAGTAGTGAGTTGTTGGATGAAGTTATTGGAGACCTCTCAAGGGAATATCCTGAAGTATTCATCAGTGGAGACTATAAGGCTAGTACAGATCGCTTGAACCCAGTTCTTTCGAGAGCTGCGGTTGATGAGATTTGCAAGGCCTGGCGTCTCCCTCGTGAATTAAGGAAAATATTCCATGAGGGGTTAGTGGGTGCACGGATCGTGGACGGAGAAGAAAGTGCGGAAAGTGGTATTTGTAGTGGTGATGCGGATCATGCCCTTGTCGATTTCCTCGATAATAATATCGGAAAGAAGCAAGTGTGGGGCCAGCTTATGGGATCACCAATGTCGTTTCCAATACTGTGCATAATAAATGCAGCGATTGGTCGAATGACGTTGGAACGATCTGAAGGCAGGTCCCTGACCTTAAGGCAGTGTCCTATGCTGATTAATGGGGATGACATTCTTTTGAAAATTAGGAAGTCGTTTGTTAATTGGTGGAAAGGCGCGTGTAAGGTAGGAGGTCTAGTCCCTTCGGTAGGAAAGAACTATGTGTCTGACATGTGGGCGATGATTAATTCTCGCTGTTTTATGTATGATACTGGCCGGAGGTTTGAGGATTTGGTTAGAGATATGGAGTCAAGGGCAAATGAATGTTCTTGTGTGGATGATCCGATTTGTTCGGGTGATTCATATGAGGATGTTTGTGAAAAACTTGATGAGATCAACAGTTACTACTGGCAGGTCAACGCGGCCTATGAAGTAATAGATAGAAAAGCTATTCTGGCGGGAAAACTTTCCCCGAATAGGCTTAACTATGAATTACTTCATGAGTCGCGTGGGCGTGCCAGGTTTCTTATTGACACAAAGGATGGCAGGAGTTTGTGGGTGACACGGAAATTTATTTCTGTGCCATTCATTAATTTGGGACTATTGTATGCGGTCAAAGATAAGGAACGTGAGTATTATGAAGATGGAAAGCCAAAACTCACTCCACGAGATCTTGCCAACGGTTACTCCAATCTTGGAGATCGTTGTTGCGAGCTTGTGCGAGGACAGGACGATGATATAAAGAACGCATTGATCACAATCTTCATTAGGGAGCATAAGGCTCTCTTGAAGGGTGCAGGATCAATACCTTGGTTCTTACCAAAGTGGCTTGGTGGTCTGGGACTCCCTTACGTAGGTGATGTCCGTGAAGTGACTACCCCCCAACAGAGACAGGTGGCCGGTCGAATTGCCGGCGAAGCTCCAAAGAAGTTCTTACATAAGAGCTCAAAGATCTGTTCATCGCAGCGTTATTTTAACACTGCGTTTGATCTGGTCGATGAGGCTCTTAATAAGGAATTTGTTGTGCAGCATCGTCTCATGAGTCGGGGTGATAGGGTGTATGGTAATGATGTGGAACCACTGCTTGGGGGCTCGTTGCGCGTTCGCGCAGAGTCGCTCTTCTCTGATGGTCTGTTCAAGATTTTGAAGCAGGAAGGATCAGTAGCGAAATTGAACCGCTATACAAGCAAGTGCAATGCAGGCTGGAGTGTGATTGGAGGGGTGAGGCGTTTTATTTGGCAGCCTTCTCGGGAGAACTTTACGAATCGGATTAAACCGGCGTATAAGCGTCATCTGAAGGTGGTTGACCAAGCAAAGAGATCATATGATGTGGCACTATCGAAATGTCATCGAGAGAGGAAGAGCGCAGAGCTAAGAGAGACACGTTGTCTTCTTGCTCTTCTTGCGCCACCTCTTGAGGATGTTTCGACGGTGATCATTGATGATCTTGATCGTCTTGCTCGTCCGGACATACTTTGGAATTGTGGATTGCGTTTGGACTTGGATGGTAGGTTTGGGGACCGG